ATTATACTATTTTTATGGAAAATAATGATGCTCAACCAACAAATGTGTTGGATATGATCGCCACTGACGCTAAACCTGCAGAAATCACAGACACATTGAAAAATATGATCTATGCTAAAGCTGGTGAAAAGATTGATGGCATGAAAAAATATGCTGCAGCAAGTTTATTTGGTCAAGAACCAGAAGAAACAGAAGAACCTACAGCAGAAGTTGAAACTGAAACTGAAGTAGATCAAGAACCCGAAGAGGAACCTCAAGAAAATGAGTAGACTATTAGTTAAAGGTGCAGAAACTGCATTAACAGCAGGAGCTAGTAACGCAACAACTTGTGGAGCAGCTACAGTTGTTAGAATTTTAAACGTTTCTGGTTCAACTGTAGTGGTGACTGTAAGAGATAGCACTGGACAAATTATTGGATCATTCTCAATGATCAATAATACTAGTGAAATAGTTGAAAAAAATCCAACAGATGAAATTTTTGGAACTGGTGGAGCTTTGAAATTCACAAAATTAGGATACACAAACTAAGAAAATGAAACTAATTAC